CCGCAGCTTGGGGCCGTCTGGCCAAGGCGGCGTTCGGCGCGCGGCGGCGTCTGGGTTGCCGATGAATGGGTCGACACTCTGGTGGGATACTGAGCGATGATCATCGAGACGGTGGTGAACAACGAGGACGAGTTCCTGGCGTGGCACAGCCGGGCGAGGCCGGGCGACCAGGCGGTCTATCACGTAGGCAACCTCGCCAAGGCTCGCTTCGAGGCGGCCAAGGAGGGGAAGTCGAGCCCCATCGAGGAGCTCGCGAACACCGTGATGGTGCTGGCCGAGGCTGGCATGGTGATGCCTGTGCAGAGGCGTGTCGGCGACGGCGAGTTCGCCTACATCGCCATCATGTCGAGCCCGCAGCAGCCGGCCAAGCGTGCGCAGCAGCCGGGCAAGCGCGCGCGGTAGGTTGAAGAACACCACAAGCGCGTGTAAATAGCAGCCGGCCAGGTAGGCCGGAGCGACACGTGTACATTGACAGTGGCGGCAGCGTCTCGTCCGGAGGCTTTGAGGACCCCGCGGAGGCGCTGCCACCTCCTCTCGCGGCTCTGATTTCCGATCTGGAAAGCGAATTCCAGAGGCGTGTCAGTCGCCGGCGCTCCATAGAGAAGCGATGGCTGCGCGATCTCGCGCACTACAACGGCCAATACGCGCCCGGCGACGGGCCGCCGTCCAATTCCAACGAGGACAGCGGCGTAAAGTCCCGCGCCTTCGTCAACATGACGCGCCCCAAGACCAAGGTCCTGCGGGCGCGGCTGTGCGACATCATGTTCCCGACGGACGAGCGGAACTGGGCTTACGTGCCTACGCCCGTCCCGGAGTTGACCAGTGCTGCGAAGCAGGCGGCCGAGATGGCGCGCGGCCTGGCTGAGCAGGCCGAGCAGATGGGGGAAGGCCCGGAGCGCGAGGAGGCGCTCGCGCAGGCGGACAAGTACAGGGAGATGGTCCGCCGGATGGAGGCCGACATGGCCGAGGCGCGCCGCCGCTGCCGGCTCATGGAGGAGGAGGTCGCCGACCAGCTGGAGGAATGCGGCTACGCCGAGCAGTTCCGCATGGCGATCTACGACATGGTGCTCCTTGGCGTCGGCATCATGAAGGGGCCGGTGGTCGACGGCGTGCGGCCGCCGCGCTGGCGGAAGAACGAGGGCGGCGCATGGAGCATGACCTCGGACAACCGCCTGCGTCCGATGTTCTGGCGTGTCGATCCTTGGGCGTTCTTCCCTGACATCGGGGCCGAATCGGTCGACGAGTGCGAGTCGTTCTTCGAACGGCATCTGCTCACCCGCAAGCAGCTGCGCGATCTGGCCACGCAGCCCGGTTTCCTGCGCGAATCGATCCGGCGGCTGCTCAGAGATCGCCCCAGGGGCGGCAATCTGGTGCAAAGCGATACCGAGCGCCGCACCGTCACGGGGCAGCAGGAACAGCAGGACATCGAACGGTACGAGGTCAAGGAGTACTACGGCTCGATCCCGGCCGAACGGTGGCGCGATTTCCAGGTGTGGTACGCATCGCTGCCGGAGAACGAGGGCGAGGAGCCACCGCAGGATATCGACGTCCCGCCGGCGGACCCCCTGCGCGAGATGCAGGTCTGCATCTGGTTCTGCCAGGGCCAGCTGCTGCGCATGTCGCTCTACGGCTACGACAGCGGCGAGCCCATCTACTCGGTCTGCCAGTACGAACGCGACAGCGGCTCGATGTTCGGCTTCGGGGTGCCGCACATCATTTCGACGGCGCAGCGGGTGTACAATTCGGCCTGGCGCGCGCTGATCGACAACATGGCGTTGGCGGCCAGGCCGATGATCGCGGTGGACATAAACCGCATCGAGCCGGCGGACAGGAAGTGGGAGATCAAGCCAGGCAAGATCTGGCATATCAACGAGGGTGCTACCTCATCCAGTCCGCTGCCAATCATTCCGATCACGATCCCGACGATGCAGGGCGAACTCGCCGGGGTGATCGACCGCTGCCGGCTGATCATGGACGACGAGACCTCGTTGCCGATGATCGTGCAAGGCGAGCAGGGACCGCGAATTACGCCGACGGCGAGCGGCCTGGCGATCTTGCAGAACGCCGCAAGCGTCACGTTCCGCGAGGTGGTGCGTCGTCTCGACGACTGCCTCACCGTGCCCAACCTCCGCCGCATGTATCACTGGAACATGCAGTTCAACGAGCGCGAGGAGATCAAGGGCGATTACCAGGTCGTCGCGCGCGGCACCTCGGTCCTTCTGGTGCGCGAGATGCAGGCCGCCAATCTGTTCGCCATGGCCACGACGTTCACCCAGCATCCGGTGCTCGGTCCGCTGACCAAGCCGCTGGAATTCCTACGCAAGGCCATCCAGTCCAACATGCTGCCCGCGGACGAACTCGCGATGTCGGACGAGGAATACGAGGCGTACCTGCGTGCGCAGGTTGAATCGCAGCAGGCGGACCCGGTGCAACTGAAGGCCGAAACCCAGATGAACGTGGCGCAGATGGATGCCGAGACGCGGCTGCGGGTCGCCGAGCTCGAAAAGGAAACGGCGCTGATGAAGATGGCGGAGCAGCGGAACATGAAGGAGCAGGAGCTCGCCGTGCGGCTCTTGCGCGCTCAGGCCGAGCTTGATCGCAAGGAGCGCATGTTCGCCGCCCAGGCTGCGCTTGAGGCGCGCAAGCCGCCGAGCGCCAGGGGGCGGCGCTGATGAGGCATCCGTTCGTTGCGGTGCGGCTCGATCCGGTCTTCCGGGAGCAGCTCGAAACCTGGCTCAACGGAATCATTCAGCGTGACCTTGCCGAGCTTTCTTCGCCGGAGGTGACCGAGCGCCGCTCGGATTTTCTGCGCGGGCGGATCAGCATGGCGCGGCAACTGCTCAAGTTCGACGAGAACCCTACCATTGAACTGCCGGAGTTGTTGTGATGGCGGATACTGAGGCGACGGCCGGTCAGGACGTCGACATTGACAAGCTCTGGAACGAGGTGGCGCGCGAGGTGGAGGAGGAGGATCGCGCGAGACGCGGCGAGCGGCTTGGGCTGCCGCCCGCCCAGGCAAGGCGCGCCGATCCTGAGCCGTCCGAGCCATCCGAGCCCGAGCCTGAGCCTGAGCCGAAGCCGGAGGCTGAGCCGCAGCAGGAGGCGCCTGCGCCGGCTAGTGCGCAGCCGGCCAAGGAAACCGCGGGCGGTGCCGCCGCTCGGGGCGGCGAGGTTGCGGTTCCCGCCGAGGAGCTGGAGCGCCTGCGCCAGATCGAGCGGACGTTCAAAGGCCGCCAGCGGGCCGCGCAGAAGGAACTGGACCAGCTGCGCGCGCAGCTGGAACAGCTGAAGGCTCAGCAGGAACGGCAGCCCGACGAGGCGCACCTTGCCAAGCTGAACGAGGCGCAGGAGCAGTACCCGGAAATCGTCGCCCCGCTGCGCCAGGAGATCAACGATCTCAAGGAGCAGATCAGGCAGCTGCTCCAAGGTCACGTCGCTCTGGCGCAGGGTCAGATCACCGACGATCTGGCGAGGAACACCGCCCTTGTTCTCGCCGAGCACCCGGACATGGCGGAGATCACGTCGAAGCCGGAGTTCATGAGGTGGGTGGCGGAAGGTCCGCGCTATATCCAGGAGGCTTTCAATCGCAACGCGCAAGAAATTGTTGACGCGCGGGAAGCAATTGAATTACTCAGGATGTACAAGGCTGACGCTGGCCTGGTGCCGCGCCGCAACGGCGCCGACCGCAAGCCCGCAGCCGCGCCTGCTCAGTCCGCAGCGCTTGCCGCTCGCCGACATCAGCAGGTCGAAGGTCTAGTGACGCCGCGCTCGCGAAAACAGCCTCTTCCGGAGCCGGACGGTCCCGGCGAAGACGCTTCATACGAAGAGCTGTGGCGGTACTACGCCAGGCAGGTAGAGGACGAGTACGAGAGGTCACGCAACGCCATGCGCAGGTAGCGCATGTGAGCTTGAACAGGTAGTGCAGGATGGCAATCACCCGTTACAACAGCCCAGGCATCGAGCCGCGCGTCGGCATCAAGGCGGTCGCCAAGATGCTGATGTTCCAGCGTCCGGTGCAGGTCCTCAGCAAGTTCGGGGCGCCGTTCCCGGTCGATCCGAACAGCGGCGAGACGATCGTGTGGCGGCGGCCGGTGCCGTTCACCGCGGCCGATCAGCCGTTGACCGAGGGCGTCACGCCCACGTCGACCACGTTCCGTTACGAGGACGTGCGCGACGTGCTCCGGGAGTACGGCTTCGTCGTCGAGCTGACGAACAAGATCGAGGATCTGCACGAGGATCCAGTCTTCAACAACATCATCGAGCAGGTCGGGCTCAACCTCGGGCGGACCATCGAGCAGGTCATCTACGGCAAGGTGCGCGCTGGCACGAGCGTCATCTACGCCAACGGTTCTTCGCGGAGCGCGGTGAACACGCCGATCACGCTCCCCAAGCTGCGGCAGGCGGCGAGGTTCCTGAAGTCGCAGAAGGCGATGAAGATGACCTCGGTGCTCCAGGCCGGACCGAACAAGATCGGCACCGTCCCGATTGAGGCCTGCTGGCCGGTCGTCGTGAACACCGATCTGGAGAACGACATCCGGCAGCTGCCGGGGTTCCGGCCGACGTCGGAGTATTCGTCCTGGAACCTGATCTCCGAGCACGAGTTCGGGGCGGTCGAGGAGTTCCGGTTCGTCTCCTCGCCGGACTTGGCACCGTGGCCGGACGCGGGCGGTGCGGCTGGCACGTCGGTGCTCAGCACGAGCGGCACGAACGCGGACGTGTACCCGGTCCTGATCTTCGGTCGGGAGTCTTACGGCCTGACGCCGCTATCCGGGCAGGACGCTCTGCAGCTGCGGATGCGTCGGCCTGGCAGCGAGATCGACAGCAATGACCCGCTCGGGCAGAAGGGGTGGGTCGGCTGGCGGACCTGGTTCTCTTCGACGATCCTGAACCAGTCGTGGATGGTTCGGATCGAGTGCGCGGCCTCGGCTCTGTGAGGGTAGCGAGATGACGATCAAGAACATGATTGTCGGGAACAGCCAGGCGCAGGGCGTTCTGGTTGGCAACGGCTCGGCCATCAACGTCCAGGTCGGCTGGATCCCGGATTTCATTGCGATCCACAACGTCACCGATGGCATCAGGATCTGGGAGGGCTACCTCGGCAAGCTCGGCCGGAGGATGACGTTTACCAACGGCGGTACCATCGAGGTACTGCCGGGGGACAAGCTGGTCTCCAATGTCGGTGTTGGCAGCAGCGCGATCATCTCCGCGGTCGTGCTGACCGGCGGCACCTGGGCGGGCGGCAATGCGGCCGGGTCGTTCCTCTTCAGCGTGCTCAACGAGACCGGCAGCATTGCGGCCGGCACGGTCTCGCTGGTGCGCAACGGCGCGGTGCTGTCTTCGAATGCCGCCACCGTGACGGCGCCCATCGAGGACACCATGGACATCGACACCGAGGTCGCGTCGGCCACGGGCAATGCCAGCGTGAGAAGCTATCGCGGCACGGGTGGGACCACGCCTGAGGCGCAGGGCTTCACGATCGGTTCGACCATCTCGGCGGCCGGCAAGGTGCTGCGGTGGCATGCGTGGAGGGTTGTGTGATGCCGATCACGCAGGCTGAGTGGCCGGCTCTGATCAACTACGTCGAACGCGGCGCGTATCGCTCGCTCACCAGGATCCTGCAGGAGCTACAGGCCACAAATCTGCTTGGTGGCCTGAAGGCGACCCTGGACGAGCTGAACGACGTATCGCTGTCCGCGAATACGCAGGCGCTGACGGCGGCCGGGGCGGTTTCTCTTTCGTCCCGGCTGACCACGCTGGTTGGGCCATCCTCGGGCACCTACGCGGTGACGCTGGCCGCGCCCGACAAGGCCGGGCGTCTGAAGATCATTCAGATGCTTTCGACCACCGCCACCAACGCCGTGACGATGGCTCTGACCAACGTGGTCGGCGGCAGCGCGGCGAACACGGCGTCGTTCGACGCGGCCAACGAGACCCTTGTGCTCCTCAGCAATACGGCCAAGTGGGTCGTGCTGAAGGAGGTCGGGGTCACGCTCAGCTAATCCAGCATGCGAGGTTATCGTGAAGCGCATTCCGATTGAGCAACTGGGTCGCAAGGAGCTGGGCAACTTCGCGCGCCAGAATGGCCTGAAGGCGCCGGCTTATCTGAGCAACGCGAAGATCATCGCGATGCTGCGGGAGCACGGTATCCACTTCAAGGAAGTGGAGGATGACGAGGGTGGCGCCGGCGTGCCGCAGGCCGTTGCGCAGCGTCAGGAACCCGGGTTCGACGATAGCCCGCCCGCCAGGCCGGCGGCGAGGGATGACACGCAGTGGCGGAACGAGGCGCTGTCGTCGGCGAAGGATCCGAAGATCCGGATCATCATCCCGCGCGTCGGGACCGATTCGCCAGACGTTCAGACCGTGTTTGTGGCGGTGAACGGCCGCGCCATGCTGCTGCCGCGCGGGAAGGAGATCGAGGTCCCGGCTCGCTTCGTCGAAGCCCTCAGGAACGCCGTGAACCTCGAGTACCACATGGTCAGGCTGCCGAACAACGACATCGAGATCGTCAAG